AGATATGTGGAGTTGGTTAGAAAACCAACGATGGGAGCTGCAAAAAGGGCAAGACTTTCAAAAGCAATAGATAGATTAAAAGAAAATATAAGAACATATTTAATAAATAAAGAAAAGAAGACTCAATGAAAAACTTTAAAAATTTCATAACCGAAAATCAATTAATAAATGAAATTGGTGAAACATCTGCTGGATTAGAAAAACTTCAAAAATTAAATAAAAGGTTATACGATAGGGCAACTTTTTACAATAAAAGAATTGGTAAAATAAAAAATCAAATTTCTGATATTTCTTCTGAAGTTCCAATGGTTGCCTCAGTATCACCATCTGAAGCTTTGGGTATGGTAGAAAAAATGAAAAGACTTAGAGATATAATGTCTGGTGATGAGGAAAGTTTTGATAGAGCAGCATCTAGATTTAAAAGATTTGAAAAAAATATAAATTTAATGATCAAAAGAAGAAAAGAATCAACTTAATTTAAAAGAGAATTAAAATGAATGATAAAGTAAAAATGTATAAAAACATACTAACCAATAGAATTTTACAAAATGAAAGCAACATTGAAGATCTGGCAAGAGCAAATAGAAAGGCAACTGGCAAACCAGATACTGGTCCATCAAAAAGAGCAGCGGCACTTGCAAGATTAAAATCTGAAATAGAAGCAGCAAAAAATAAAGAAGAACAAAAAGATAAAAAATGAAATCTTTTTTAAATTTTATTCTTGAAGGTGAAGCAAAACTGAATAGGCTTTACATTGCTAAAGATTATGGTCGTAATCGTAGTGAAGAAGCTACTGCTAAATTATTGTCAAGAATAGATAAAGAAGAAAAAAAAGTATTAGCAAAGCAATTGCTGCGTGGTGCTAAATACGGCAGAATAAGAAAAATAAATCCAGAAATTTTTAAAAATGTTCAAAAATCTAATATAGATTTTTGGAAATTTGGTCCTAGAACCAGAGAGCAGGAATCTTGGGAAAAAAGAAAAGAAATCTCAAGGGGAATTCGGGCTGGACAAATACAAATTGAAATGGAAAGACTTTATCCGTCATTGGTAAGTGCAGAGCAAGAAGCCCATAGAATCAGCACATCAAATCCAAGATTTTCATACTCCAAGCAACCAAGGCTTAGAGTAATTAGAAGTATGTACAATAAATATTCTAAGGCTCTAATGAATCTTGGTATTGCAAAAAGAGAAGATCCACCAAGTATTGATCCACCAGAAGAGCAATTTTCATGAACAACATAAAAACTTTTTCTCAGTTTATAAAAGAACAAATGCAGAATCAACCATCTCCATTCTTTAATCCTGTTGGAATGGCTGGAAGATTGCCATCAAATACTCAACCACATAATAGAGCTGGTAGAGCTGGTAAAGATTTATATGGAAGACCAAAAAGTATTGGCCCTGGATATAACCTAATGGCTACTCGTCTTGGTCATACTGATTATACTAGTCCAGTTTCTGGAATGTGATATGAAAACTTTCAAAAGCTATCTTTTAGAATATTTATTAAAAAATACACAAGATGATTTTGATCCAGGTGCTTATACTGCCGATCAAATTTTAAAAGCTTATTCTAAACCTTTTGAATATAAAACAGAAAAACACAAATACACATTCAAAAATTTCGGTCATGCCATGTCTTCGTATGTTGGTGCTGATCATGTTAGAAAATATTTAACATTTGTTGATGAAAATTCAACCGACAGTCATGATCAGATCGACAGAGAACATTCTGATTTTGAAAAAGCACTACGAGAACATCATGATTCAATTATTGACAATTTAAGTAAAACTGATCCTATTGTTAATAAAACTATAAAAAAAATAAATGATTCTGGTATAAACTTTAAAAGTAATAATTTTAAAGGTTCAAAAGAAGACGCATCAAAGTTTATGATTAAAAAACTTGAGGCAAAGTATATGAAGAATCCAGAAACTTACGATGAAACTTTAATGCATTTTTCAAGAAAAGCAAGAGAAAATCATGAAAGTCATCCGTTAAGTCACATATTTTCTGGAGTTGCAGATCCAGAATATGCTGCAATAAAGACAAAAATTTAATATTTTAGTGGAACTGGCTGATTCAGAAGAAACATCTTTGCCTCTTCTGGTGTTCTGTTGCCCTTTTTTCGATTACATCTTAAGCAACAAGATGTGACATTCTTCCATTCATGCTTACCACCCCTAGATCTTGGAATTATATGATCTATCGTGCAATTTTCCTTTGTCAATTCACAGCCACAGTATTGGCACATGTAATCGTCTCTTCTTAGAATATTTTTTCTAGAAGGACTAAATTCTTTATATGGAATATAAACATATTTCTTTAATACAATATGTTTTGGCAATTTGAATATTCCACTGGTAGTTTGGATATCGATAAATTCTTCTTCGGTGCATGGACTCACTTTACCATTGAGTACCAAACACACCGCTTTTTTCCAATCAATTTCGAATATCTTCTCGTAAGATACATTATAAAGATTAACTACTAAATTCATAATAATATTTAGGCTTGACAACCACACAAAGATTATATGTATTTTTTCAAAGTTGTCAAGGCTTTTATATTATTTTTATAAATATAATTATGGGCATAATAGAAAATACAAATAAAAAATTCAATGAAAATGAAAAATATTATTTTGCCTCTTATATAAATTCTGAAGGATATGTTTTTGAATTGTTATTAACTGAAAAAGAATTTGACAAAGCAGTCAAAAGGGCTGAAAAGAATCCAGAAGATATTCCGAACGAATATATAGTACTACAAGGATATAAAGGAAAAAAGGTAGAAAAATGAAAAATTTCAAAGAACTATTTGAAGAAATAATGTCCAAAAGCGGAAGGGAAGTTTCCGATACCGAAAGAACTAGAGATAGAACAAGAAGATCTATTGGAATCAGGGTCACTAAAGGCTCCCGTGGAAATGTTCAGGATCTCTTAAAAAGTGGTAGAAAGAAATCAATAAAGGGTAAGTCAGTACATAAGCGTAAGAAGAATGTATTCAAGAAAAGATAATCAAAATATAGTTCAAGAACTTTCCAAAGGTATCTGTAAGGTAGTATTCAAGAAAAGAACCAATGGAAGGTTTAGAAGTATATTTGGAACTTTAGATAAAAGATTAATACCTGGTAAATATCAAAAAACTTTACAAGTTATATTTGAAAATTATCAAAATTTAGATATAATACCAATATACGACATAAAAGAAAAAGCTTGGAAAAGTTTTTATCTAGTCAACCTTTTAAACTTTATACCAGAAGAAAAATTTAAAGCAAACAGTAGAAAAAAAGAAATTGAAGATGAAAGTGAGTGATTATGCCAAATTCAAAACAAATTATTGTTAAAAGAAAACACAAGAAAAGAAAACTTAGAATTAAGAAGAGAAACCAAGAACAAATTTTAAAGAATGCAAAAAAGAAAACAATAGAAAAACTCAGCAGGGAAGGCAGATTACCTAAAATCGCACTTGGAAGACTTTAAAGTCTTCCTTTTTTTATAAATATTTCTATGTTACATTTTAAAGAATATATTTTAGAGCAAAGAAAAAATCTAATAGCTTTATCGCCAGGGGCTTTGAGGGCTGGTGTTAAATCTGCTGTAACTGGAAAAGATCCAAGACTAGAAAGACTTATATACAGTAGAGCTAGTAAAAGTAATCCAAAGGGTTGGATTAGACTTATAACGAAAAAACCATCTGGTGAAGTTGAAAACCTAGGTGATACCCCTAGAGTTAAATCGGAACAGCCGAGAGCAGAGAAAACGATTGCATCAACTGAAAGATTGACACCAGAACAAGAAATTTTACAAACTCCAGGGTTCCAAGTAGTAGAACCATCAGCAGAACAATTGGCTAAAGATGAGGAGAGGGGAATAGTAGATTTAAATAAAATTGTAGATAGAAGAAAATTTAATTATCTACTTCATAAACAAGGTATAGATCCCTATTTTGCACGATTAAGAGTTAGAATAGCAAAGCAAAGATTGGGTAAAAAATGAAAAACTTTAAAGTGTTGCTAGAAACTATAGTTAAGAGAAATGGAAGTTTTTTATTGATGAGTAAAAAGGGAAAAGTTTTAGGAAAGCATGAATCAGAAGCAAAGGCTAGAAAACAAGAAGCCGCCATCAAGATAAGTACTGGTGAGTGGAAGTAAGATTGATTTGACTGTTCGTTCACTTTTTGGTATACTAGTTGCCTATGAACATCTTTGTAGTTGATTCAGACCCAGAAATTGCAGCAACCAATCTATGCGATAAGCATGTTGTTAAAATGATTGTGGAAGGTTGTCAGATGCTCTCCACGATCCATAGAATGGGAGCTAGTCATATTGTGTTTGCTGGTCAAGTTGATTTGTACAAGATGGCGTTCGAAAACCATCCTTGTACAATTTGGGCAAGAGAGACAACTGCAAATTACATGTGGTTGGCTAGACACACACTTGAACTGTGTATGCAGTATGAGTTGCGTTATAAGAAAATTCACAAGTGTTACGATATGGCATTTTGGTTTACTATACATCTTCCTGCCCGTGTTCCTTACGGAAAGTTGACTCCATTTGCTCAGGCTATGCCAGACATCTATAAGAATGAGAATGCAGTGGTGGCATATAGAAACTATTATATTTTCGAAAAGTCTAGATTTGCCAAGTGGAAGTTCACGGATTGTCCAAATTGGTATACGGAAGGGATCAAGAATGTGCGTGTGCCAGTACTGCAATCGTGAATTTCAAAAGAAACATAAAAGAGGTTGCACAGTATGTCAATCGTGTGATACCACAAGACGAAGATGGAAATCAAGAATAGAATTGATCGAAATGCTTGGTGGTAAATGTACTAAATGTGGATTCAGTGAAAATCCAGCATCAATACAGTTTCATCATGTAGATCCATCAACAAAGAAATATTCTTTATTTTCTAAAAACTTACTGAGAAAAGATCGATATGAAGAAGCACAGAAGTGTATACTACTTTGCGCGAATTGCCACCTTCAAGAACATACGAATAAAGAACTATTGAAGAAGTTTGGCTTGATGCCTTGACAGTAAAAAAAAATCGGATATAATGTGCGTATCAAGCTTCGGTGGCAGACTAGCAATGCAGCACCCTTTTAAGGTGAAGAATGTGGGGGCAGTACCCACCCGAAGCACTCAATTGTTGTTCAGGTATTATAAGGTCTAATCGTTTGTTGGTGAAAGTGACTCGACTCACCAATCAAAAACTTGAGAGTTATAGAAAGCGTGTATATATGACAAATACTAATTCGAAGAAGCGTCGTGTTCTAAATTATCTTTCAAATGGTCGCGGTATCACCGCAGCCGAGGCTCGTAGTCGTTTTGGCGTGAAGAATCTTCGCGCTATGATGAGCGACATTCGTGAGACTGTTGAGCGTTATGGCAACTTTGAGGTTGCTACCGAGGAAACTCGTAATGGAAATTATCGTTATTACATTCGTAATACGAACACTCGTTCGCGTTCGCGCAACCTGAACGAGATGCTTGATCTTGTTGATGCGTGATCGGAGATTGGGTGATTAAGTTCACCCAATCTTATTTTATGGTTCTGTCTGATATTATCAATTTTGCATATCCACTTTGCCTTGAAATTCCTAGGCAAAAGAAGCATGTTTCTTTGATCTTTTCTAAGAATAGATTGATTTCTATTGGAAGAAATTATTTTAAGACTCATCCGAAGGCGCAGAAGCTTGGATATCTATATAATGAGATGCATTCTGAATTGGATGCTTATCGTAAGATTCCAAGATGCCATCGTCACAAGAAGTTGACTCTTGTGAACATCAGAATGAATGCTGATGGACAACTTAGAATGTCTAGACCATGTGAAGTTTGCACTGAATGGTGTGTTGAAATTTTTGATAAGATCTATTATACTGATAATGAAGGATTGAAGAGACTATGAGTCAATATCGTCTACACATTGATATTCCTATGCCTTTCTCTGAGCAAGATGCATTGAAGAATGCTGAACTTATCGTGTCATATCTAAACAATATGACTCTCATTGAAAAGGTTAATATTTCTGAAATTAATTACCGTCTAGGTCATGACGATGACCGCCAGAAGAGTAATTACTTCATGAAGAATGAGAACGGTCATGTGAACAATAAAAAGTGCAAGATCTCCTTGACAGACAATAATAACATGGTATAATGTGCACAACGCGCCGTGGGAGGTCTTGGTTACCTCAGCCCGACTTATAATCGGGTAAGACTAGGTTCGAATCCTAGACGGCGTATTTTAATATATGACTTTAGAAGAAATTATTGAATCTAAAAAATTCATAATCAATACTAAATCTGAATTTGATGATGATCGTCTTTACTATGAAGACGAAGAAAAAAATATATTGTATATTTTTGGTCCATCAGCCTTTATAAGAAAAGGATATTCTGATTCAGAACAAGAAAATCTTTTTATAGTAGAATTTGAAGGTGGTCCTAAAATATTTGTAGGACAGGAAGTATTAAAAAATAAATTTGCTAAGAATATAATTGTCCATAATATTAATGATATACCATTAGTTGAGATTTTTTACGAAATACAAGATAAATAGTAGTGGGAGTATGGGTTTAATACTATTATTGATTTCAGATCCACCGAGCGTAGATTACGCTATAATGCGAAAAAATATTTCACACTTAGGATCGTCATAGAATAGAAATCAATATAAATATTAGAAAGTTCAACTCTTTCTACTCCTATTATGGATAATAAAAAATTATATTTTACAAAAATTGAAGTTGATGGTAGATGTATTGATTTATTGTTTACAGAAAAAGAAATCGTGAAAGCATCAAAAAGAATATTTGATGAAGAAAATTTAAAGTTTATTCCAGAAAATAATACAACTTGTTGGCCCCTAGAGCATCCGCCAAAATGCTCATTTTGGGATAAAATAATTGGCAATTGTAAGTGAGAAAATAAAAAAATGAGTGAAATTAATATTTTGCGTTTGAATTCGGGTGAAGAGATTATTTGTTCGTTTGAAACTGTAGAAAATTCAGATGGAGTTTTCTATAAGATTAAGAATCCTGCTATTCTTATTCCTGGACCAGAGGGAAAGCTAATGTTTGCTCGTTGGCTACCATATGCTGACATCAAGGAAGGTTTGCTGATTTCAAAGAATAATTTTGTTTTTGTTTGCACTCCAATGGATGATCTGAAGAATCATTATCTTTCTGTCGTTGTGAATAATCTCTTTATTCCACAGAATAAGATCGAAACTCCAGATCTCAAGTTAGCACTTGACTGAGATATGGAGACATGCTATAATAGCGTGTCATATCCCTGTAGCTCAGTTGGATAGAGCACTTGCCTTCTAAGCAAGTGGTCAGAGGTTCGAATCCTCTCAGGGATGTTTTTAAGGAGAACTATGAATAATTTTAAGTACATGTTTATTACTGTTGGCTTTTCAGCCTTTGTTTTTTCCGCAATTTGTGATGCATCTGGAGTAGAAACATTCCCTCAGAAGTTTGCATTCTACACTGCCATCTCATGCCTTTTTAGTGCCCTATTCTTCGATGAATGGAATAAGAAGGATCAAAAGGTAAATGAATATTTACTAGATGACCGATTCCGAGATGTATATGATAGTATTGATCGTACCGAGCGTAGAATTGATGAGAATTACGACGATCTAGATTCTAAAATTTATTCAAGGATCAATGATGTAACTCTTTCACTTGATCAAGTTGAAAGAAACCTACATGAACGAATCGAAGATGTGGCAAATCCACGAAAGAACAATAAGTAAAAAAAAGGCTGGAGAAATCCAGCCTTTTTTGTTTTTCTAAATAATAATGATGTATGAATTAAGTTTCAACTACGACTTCAAAGTTTTTGGTGGAAAACCTAAAATTGATATTGGAAAAATCGATGATGTAAAAATAGGATATTATCAAGTAGAAAATGATAATGTCCTATTATGCGTTATTTGTACAGATTTAGTTATTGCTGAAAAACTAAAACACTATTTTGCGATAAGATACGAATTATTCCCAACTAAGGAAAGAAATCTTATCTAAAGAAATTAGTCTTAGAGATAACTTGCGTTAATATTTCGTTTGTGCTTCTACTAATTTCAGTCAACTGCTCAACTGCTGTTGTTCTCTGGACAACAGCAGTTTCTTCTTCACAGAAATCACCTTGGACAAACGATGAAATTGCTTTTGTTTTAGAGTTATTTCTCAAAGCACATTGATATTGTGTGTTTGAGTCAAAACATTGAGAGACTCCATTGACTAGAACATTACATCTACCTATTTTTTCATTGTCGTAATTTGCTTTTTGAATTCTATCGGGATTGTGAAGGTAAAGTGAAACATCTGTTATCGATGTTACTCTATCTTCGGCAGTTAACGATCCCTTTATGATTAATATTTCTTTTCCTTCTTCATCTTTAAACAAATCATAAATTTCGTACTTATTATTTGATTTGTTTATCTTTATATAATCTCCAGGAACAGCACCCAAATAGTTGAAAGAATTTTTAGAATTTTCTCCAAGATAATTAACGATACTGAATAATTTAGTATCCCCCTGAGACGCTGAGACTGAAAATACTAAATCTGGTGTTGTCTTGAAGAAGCTTTTATCGTATCTGTTTAGATCTGTGTCGATGGAATCCACAGATGAGACATTTGCAAATAATATATTATTTTTAAATGAATCAAATGTATATGTTCCATTTAGGTTTATCTTTTTGTTTGTTAAATCTGGATTCAACCATTCAGCGTTTTTGAGTTCAAATGTATTTCCAGTTAAATTCAAAGCAAAGAAATCTTTGACTAAAACATCTTCTATTACATTTTTAAAATCTGAAAAATCGACCATAACCTTTGATTGATTGTCGTAAAAATAAAAATTAGGAGTTGATATTATTCCTCTCTTGAGAGTGGAATTTTCCAACCTAACTCCTTCTATTTTTAGACCATAAAAAGAACCAGTTCGGACAAGTGCAGTTTCCTTCTCTTGCCCGAGCGGTAAATTTTTATTTCGGGTATATGATGATTTGGAAATCATATTACGATGTTATGAAATGTACATTTTGTGTACCTGATGCTGCGAGAACATATATTTTATTGATGTTGTCTATTTCTAGGAATATAGATTCTCCTGGTTCTAGTGGATATCCATTTATAGTGCTAGATGATAAATTGCTAGTTCCAATGTAAACTGTTTCGGTGTTTGTAACTGGAGACTTGATATGAATACCTGTCTTGATTGCAAAATTTCCAGTATATAGAAGTGATGCTGTAGATGTAGCCGCTTTGACACCACTCAACATTTTAGTTGGTTTTAAGATTTCGGAAATCTTAGCATTTACACCAACACCAGACAATTTTTCATTTATTGTTGTTATTATTGATGTGTTTGTTTTAATACTTGCTAGATTTGAAACTATTGGTTTAGATGTTGATTCTAGAGAAGTAATAATATCAGCATCATCGATTACTACAGTTCCAGTAACTCCAACTGGCAATGATGATGTGGCTGTTACTTCTATAGCACCAGAACCAATCATACCCTTTACGATGATTGGGTAATCGCTCGTTACACCGCTTCCAATGACCTTTAGAGGCAATCCGTTTCCGTTAGTGACTCCGACTACTGGATTGATGGTGACCGTTGCGCTAATTCCTGCGCCGATTACATTGACATTGAGAGCGTCCCCAGAGTAGCCTAAAGTTGTTCCATCGGAGGCAAACAATCTAATCGGTGGTTTTTGGGAACCATCATGTCCATAAACTCTAACGCTATCTGTTGCGGAAGATAAACCAAATCCACCACAGATTCCAACATATCCAGTTACAGTTACCGAATCAGTTCCACTCTTTAGATGTCTTCCACCAGTGACTCCAACAGCATATCCACCACTAACTCCTTGTATCGTTGTTGTGTCTAGTATCTTGACATTTCCAGTAACACCTAGTAAAATACCGTTTGTAGCACCTTGAACATAGCCAGTTACTGGTATAGCCTTATAATTTGTTGGTATGGTTCCAGATGGACCACCAACTACTAGGAAACCATTTGTAGTGTTTGATACATTTACAGAACCAGTGATTGGTCCGAATGTTACCCCCAAATAATTAGAAGTTACACCCAAAATTTGTACAGGAAGTGGATATGTTTCAGATACTCTTTTACCTTCTCCCGAACTACCCCAAGCAATTTTATAAAGAGGTAAATGTGCGAGTGAGAGTCCTTCTCCACTGGTTGCATATTCAGTTGCAAGTACTGCTGTGGAATTGTAGGTTGTAATAATAATATTATTATTCGTATCTGCTGTTGACATATCTAATCCTTATAAAATATATATAAACTATACAAATGATTTTTCATATAACTAAAGAAGAGTTCTCCAAAAGCGTTGAGGAGTATGTTAAAAATAAAAATTACTGCTATATAGATGCTGTAGACCAGGTATTAACAGACCACTCTATGGACCACTCTATTGTAAAAAAGCTTCTGACAAGACCCATAATTGAAAAATTGGAAGAAGAATTTACTGATAAAAATTTTATCAGGGGAAAAAAGAACAAACTACCTTTCTCTTGACAAACCTATATATTTATAGTATAATTACGGAGCGGGGAGTTCCCGCTGTTTCAGGCTGAAGTAGTTCTTCAGGAAGGAAAAAATATGGAATTTAATGATTTTATCAACAACTCAAAAAACAGTATTCAAAATCTAATTAAGAAGCTAGACGAATCATCCAAGAAAGATTACAAGGATGATCGATTCTGGCGACCAGAACAGGACAAGATGGGTAATGGTTTTGCCATTATTCGTTTCCTCCCAAATGCGAAGGGTCAAAACGATTCTTATGTTAAGTTATTTTCCCATGCATTTCAAGGTCCAGGTGGCTGGTATATCGAAAATTCACTAACAACAATTGGTGAAAAAGATCCAGTAAGTGAACTAAATACACAACTTTGGAATACTGGTTCTGAAGAAGATAAGAATATTGCTCGTTTGCGTAAGCGTAAGGCAAATTACATCTCAAATATTCTTGTAATCAAGGATGAGGCAAATCCACAGAATGAAGGAAAGGTATTCCTTTTCAAGTATGGTCAAAAGATTTTTGACAAGATTCAGGAAAAGGCAAAGCCAGAATTCAAGGATGAAGATCCATTCGATCCATTTAATTTTATCACTGGTGCTAACTTTAAGTTGAAGATTCGTAAGGTCGGTGGTTATACAAACTACGACAAGTCGGAATTCGACTCTCAGTCAGTGCTACTCAATGGTGATAAGGCAAAGATGAAGGATGTATACGATTCTCTTTATAATCTTTCGGAATTCATCGATTTGAAGAATTTCAAGTCATACGATGAACTCAAGAAGCGTCTACAGGATGTTCTTGGTGGAGATATCCGAGGTGTAGCCTCAGATACTGCCAAGACTGCTGAAGATTATTCGGAGTCTGATTTTTCTGAAAAGAAATCAAATTTGAAGGAAAAGGCATCAAAGAATGAACCAGAAGAGGAAATTGATGCACTGGAATACTTTGAGCAGTTTAAGAACGCTTAAGTTAAATAGTTAAATTAACCGTGGGATGCCCTCCATTTGGGGGGCATTCTGCTTTTTTCAACCTTTCTATAGTACAAAGGTTGTCTTCTATTTTGTGTAATGTCGTGCTGTGGCAAATTAATAAAATTAAACATGTTTCTTAATTTGTTTATATCTTCTTTTTGGTTTTGTTTATTTTTTTGCTCGACCTCTTTGGCTTTTTCTTGTTCGGACTTTTTTTCTTGTTCGTTATTTTTTTCTGATGTTTTCGAGTGCTCATCGTATGATTTTGTCTGTGGTTCTGGAGCTTTTATATCTTTATACTTGTCATTTTTGTTGAACTTTCCTTCAACGATATTTGATTGTTTTGCTGGAACTACAGTTTCTCCTGCGTGAATTTTTCCTATGATGCTTTCCTCTAATGGGGTAGTTGTACCACCCATGAATGCTGGAAGAACAAACACTGGTTTTCTTTTAATAAAAATTGGTTTACTTTCAAGTAAATTTTCATCACTTTCAACATTACCAATTGGTGATTTGTTTGTTTTTACAACATTATAAGAACGATCTAGTTCGCTGC